CTTTAACACTATGTTATAATGGTTATATAGAATCAAGAGAGAAAAGAAATATGAATAAATTCATTGAGTTTCCATCGAACAGAGCTGTGTCAGTGAACATGAATCTCGGAGAAGCTTTCGATATAATGGTAGATCATGGTAATGGCACATTACTTAGAGGTATGGAACGATTGAATACTCAGTATATAAATCGACATGTCTTTGAGAATGTATCAAAAGAATGCTGGTATGATCGCTATGAGATAGAGATCAATGCCTACAACATGGTATTACAAGAAGGTTCAATGACCATTGAGGTACTTGAGGCTTGCAATAAGATTTTAGGTGTACAGTTAGAAGGCACTTACTCAACGTAAGTTTCGCAGTTTGTAGATGGAGTAGTATCCCATTAAGGTTGGTATGGGTCACAGCAAAGTTCCACATGATGTGGTGTGACGATTGGTGTTGGGATACTCTCCTCTACCCCTTTGGGTTTTACTCAGAGGGCCCCCCATTAAAACTGGCATGGCATAATCAATCTATAAATGTAATAAGTATCCAGAGAGATATTCCTATGGCAAACAAAAAACTTAGAGTATTCAAGAAAAGACTTAGAGCTCGTCTTGCAATGAATAGAATGAAGAATATGAGAAGGAAAGGCCCTCTGCCTAAATCTCTGAGGAATTACATAGCCCCACCCCCCCAAAACTGAGCAATGTTCGCTTGCACTACCCTAGAAATAAATATGGAGAATAGTATTGACAATTGAAATTAGTCATGGTATAATGATGAAATGTATTAAACCTTATCTGTTATGGAAATTGAGTATGTCAGTAAATAGTATATGCAAATGGTCGGGAACATTTATGTTTCTTACTGCAGCCCTACTTCTGTCTTCTAACATAGAGATGTCAAAGTATGGTTATGTTATCTTTTTATTTGGACACCTTATATTAAGTTACTTCTTTTGGTTTAGAGTTCGTGATAATGCTATGTTTACTCACAACTTCTTTTTTATACTCATTGATTGTTGGGGTATATACAGGTGGTTTCTCGCATGAGTATGCACATACTTCCTGTTTACTACACTACGACTAATCATAAGAAGCGTAAGAAGAAAACTTTGAATAGTGCGAAGTATGAGAATGCATGTAGACAACACAATAAGTTTTTGAAACGACATGGTTTAGGTTCTCCACTTTCGTTACAACAGTATATTGATAACATACATGGCAGAGTGAGAATAGACTCTAAACAACACACTGAACTTAACCTAAGTTCGTATGACGAGGTTCCTCGTAGAAGTGATACTCGTGATATACCTTCTGTGAGTCTATCGTTAAAACCTAATTCTATAGAGGGTAGGCGAGTAGAACGACCAATGTATACTGGCGAAGCTGTAATAGGTCAAGCATATAATAAAGGCGGAATGCAAGTATTAACTCCACTAGAGGTCAAAGATCCCACCACAGGTAAAAGAAGATAAGTCTTTAGCCCCCCCAGCGCGCGTTTCAGCCGCGAAAAAAAACTCGAATAATGCTCGAAAAGCCTTGACTTTTATTTTTAGCTGTGTTATACTGTGTATAGAAAATGAGAAAAGAGAGAGAAAATATGAAAAACCTTGATATAAAAATCCGTAAAGCACTGGCTGTTGCTTGTAATGATAAAAAGAATCTTAACGAAGATGGTTCTATTAACTGGAATTTTGTAGATGCCGATCTGTGGTTAAACAATGTTATTACTACTGAGAATCAGGTTGTCGCCTATGAATGGTTTGATGGCATTGCTACTGAAATGGAGTCTGTATAATGAATAAAGAATTAAACAAAGAGTTGTTTCAAGCCACGAGTAAGATTTGTATTACTATAGAACAATATGAATTTGTTAAATATGTTTATAAGTTTTATGGTAAGAATGGCATTTACGATATGAATGTAAGTGTTGAACAAATCATTGAAGCTACTAATCTTCATATTGACGCATTATTTTTAGAGCAAGACAATCCTTGTTACGATAGTTTTGATCGAGAACAAGTTCGTGATATTATGATTGAAAAATACAATCTAGTATTTCCTACTAATGTTTCTGATAAAAAAATTACTAATCAAGACTTAGAGGGGATCTTCCAATGAGTAAAGTAAATAAGTTTGGATTTCCTATGATCCCCGAATATGAGTATCTAGTTCCAGATAACTTTTGGTCTTACACAAAGGTCGATCAAGTAAAATGTTTATTAAAAGCAATAGACTCATTTTTACCTGATGCACCAGATGTAGATGAATCTGATAGATCAGAAGAAAGCTGGGAAATGTCTGAATGTATTAGTGAGTCTTTGGAAGGCGAACATATGCAAAGAATGATTGAGGTGGATTTCAAATGAGTTTGACTTATCTTAAAGAAATTACTAAATGGGATAAAACAGAATTGAATGTTCCTAATCATACCTATATAATAAATGATGCAGGACACTTAGTTGGTTATGTCAAAACAGGAACAAAGGAAGAAATAATTTTTAGTAAACCTTTTAAACAGTTTGAAAAAACACGAAGAAAGTTTGTGGAGTTAAAGAACAGGAAAGTTGCGTGAAAGAAACCTATGAATTTCGTATGCAGTTGCCTATTGTGCAAAGGCCTATCTCTGCTGATTTAGATGAACTAGCAGATATCATTACTCAACAGGGTGATGTGCAACAACACAATACGAATGTAAAAGCTTCTATGACTGAATGGGATTTAAACTCTAAACACTTTCGGATAGAAAATATTTGCAATCAAGCAATTGAAGTTGCAAAGTCTATTCATCCTAAATCTTTTAATGTCCTCGATCTTTATACTAGACGCTGTTGGGGTGCGTCCTATACAAAAAGTGAATATGCCAAAGAACATAATCATACACCAAATCTGTATAGCTGGTGTTACTATGTTCGTATGCCTGATGGAGCTTCTCCATTAATATTCCCCGAAGCACAACAAATAATATATCCAAACGAAGGCGACCTTATTTTATTCTCAGGTCTTGTTCGTCATTACGTTCCTCCAAACAAAAGTGTAGAACCACGCATCATGTTGGCAGGAAACATTTCAGTTCGATCTCCAATGCTGGTTTAGCTTAATTTGGTAAAGTTTCTTTCAGGCGGAAGAAGATGGAGGTTCGAGTCCTCTAACCGGCACCTTTTTTTATTATGAACTTTCCTTATAAATACATGTAAGGAGTTTATTCATGTCTGAAAATTACTTTATGGGTCTTGACGGATTCGTATGGTTTACTGGTGTTGTTGAAGATAGAAACGACCCATCTAAACTTGGTCGGGTTCGTGTTCGTTGTCTTGGATTTCATACAGATGATCTAGTTGATATACCAACCGCAGACTTGCCGTGGGCAACTGTTATGCATCCTGTTACTGATCCTTCAATGCAAGGACTAGGCAACAGTCCTTCTTTTCTTGTTGAAGGTAGTTGGGTAGTCGGTTTCTTTTCTGATTCCATACAAAAACAACAACCTATCATAATGGGTACTTTGCCTGGCTATCCAGATGCCGTTGCAGATCCAAAAAAAGGATTTAACGATCCAAACGGAAAATACCCCTCATCAAGTTTAGGTCATTCACGACATGGTATTCAAGAAAGTGATGTGAGTCGTCTTGCAAGAGGCGCTGATTCAGAAACACACAGTTCTTTACTTAAAAGAAGACTTAGAAAATTAGAAAGTGTTCCGCTTGCAACCAAACCAAACTTGGAAACAGTATCAGATGTATTAACTACAGCTCAAACACGAGAAGATTGGGCAGAGTTAGATCCTAAATCTGTTACTTCCTCAGAAACACCATATACTTCTGCGACATATCCTTTCAATCATGTTTTTGAAAGCGAGTCTGGACATATATTTGAAATAGATGATACTCCTGATGGAGAACGACTACTTAGAGAACACAAGTCTGGAACATTTGAAGAAGTACACCCCGATGGTTCAAAGGTTGTTAAAGTTATTGGAGATGATTATGAAATCGTAGCTGGTAACAAAAAGATTTACATTAACGCAACAGGTAAGGCAGAGGGATTAGACCTTACTGTTAGAGGTAATGTTCGTCAGTATGTAACAGGAGATTATATCCTTGAAGTGGGTGGTGACTTTATTCGTAAGATTCATGGAAACGAAAGAGTTAAGATAGGTGCTTCGCCAGGCGGTGGAAACCTTGAAGAAGAAATAAGAGGGAATCACGCATTTAACATTTCAAACAATGTTAAGGGGCGTATCGGGGAAGATGTTGATGTTACCACAGAAGGTAATGAACAAAGAATTAATAACGGAACATATAAGTTGGTCGCCAAGAGTAATATTCTTGCAGCTACAACTGGTGGTACTTTAACACTTAATGCTAGTGGTAATGTTTCGATTGATACTACCTCTGGTATTATGTCAATCAAATCTGGTACGACTTTAAATATGAAATCTGCAACTGCAATGACTATTGGTTCAGAAACTACATTTACTGGAACATCAACTGGTATTGGAACATTTACATTCTCTGGTGATGGAAGTAACTTTATTGCAAATAATGGGTCTAGTGTTGCTATCGGTCTTACAACTCATACTCATACTCAAGATGCAGATAGTGATGGTGATACACAGGCAACTACAAATGTACCTAACGCTTAGGAAAGTATAAATGGCAAATTTTAAAATACCTGATCTCTGTGGTGCAAGTACTCAACTTAATCTTGCGTCATCGAGGATTGAAGATTTAGAATCACAAATAACTTTACAGATAAATGCAGAGGCCTCTGCTGCAAAGGCGGCTATTGAGAGTAAACTTACAGATGTCAAATTAGGACTTGATGGACTTGTTCCAGATTTACCAGAACTACCAAATCTAAATTTGCAGGCAGATATTTTCAGCCTTTTATCAATAGACAATAGTACTGTATCTGGAGCAGTAGCATATGCAACAAAACTTAATGATTTAAAAATAAAGTTTGGAGATAAACTTAAAGAAAAAGGATTAGTATTAGAAAATTTAATTAGTGATCTTGTCGAAGATGGCACTGAGAATCTTTGTTCGATTGTACCTAATCTTGAAATACCAGCAGCTGGTGGAAATGTTATAGAAAAATCACAAGGAGTAAAGACTGCAACTGAAAATGCAATTGAAGAAACTTTAGCACAAATAAAAGGAAATGTTTCTTTATCAGAAGATTATGTATCTTCTTCATAGTATAAATAGTATATAAACTAGGGGTTCTTACAGATGGCGCAGTTTGATGCAACAACAACCAATAATAGCAAACGTAGTGCTAGGATATATTCAGACATAGATTTGTTCTTTGGAAAAAAAACTTCCAATGATGATATTCAAAGCATTACTGATATTAAAGCTGTTAAGCGTTCTGTTCGTAATCTGGTATTAACTAATCATTATGAAAAACCATTCCACCCAGAGATTGGTTCTGGTGTTCGGGATATGTTGTTTGAAAACATGACTCCAATTACAGCACAGATACTTTCAAGAAAGATTGAAGATGTAATTAATAACTTTGAACCAAGAGTAAGATTAGTAGGTATTACAGCAAACCCAAACTTGGATAAAAACTCATACGAAGTTTCGATAGAATTTTATGTCGTTAATGCTCCCACAGAATTAGTTGACTTATCCATAATGTTAGAGAGATTACGATAATGGCAGTAAACGACAAAAGACTTAGAGTTACAGAACTTGACTTTGATGATATTAAAGACAACCTGAAAATTTTTCTGAAAGCACAGAACCAATTTACCGACTATGACTTTGAAGGTTCTGGTATGAGTGTTCTTTTAGATACACTTGCATACAACACACACTACATGGCTTACAATGCTAACATGGTTGCAAACGAAATGTTTTTGGATAGTGCATCTCTACGATCAAGTGTTGTTTCACACGCAAAGAAATTAGGATACGAAGTTTCCTCATGTCGAGCTCCTAAAGCGACAGTTAATATTTCTCTTACAACAGGGCTATCATCAAGAACAATGCCAGCAGGCACGACATTTACAACAACAGTAGATGGTACAAATTATAACTTTGTTACAACCTCTGATATAACATCAAACAACTCTGGTACTAGTGTAAACTTTGATGGCACTTCAATCTATGAAGGAACTTGGATTACATCAAAATATCTAGTAGATAGTTCTGACGAAGAACAAAGATTTATTATTGATGACGCAAGAGCAGACACAACAACACTTATCGTAAAGGTACAAACATCTGCAAGTGATACCTTTACTAGAACATATACTAAAGCAACTGACATTTCTGAACTTACTGATGCAAGCACAGTATACTTTTTACAAGAAGTAGAAACAGGAAAGTTTGAAGTATACTTTGGTGATGGTGTTTTAAGTCAAGCGGTATCTGATGGTAACATTGTTTCTTTACAATATGTTGTTACAAACAAATCTGAAGCAAATGGTGCAAGAGTGTTTAGTTCTCCCTCTGCTATTAATGGTATAACAGATATTACTGTAACAACAGTAGGTATTGCAACTGGTGGTGCAGAACCAGAATCAATAGCCTCTGTTAAATTAAATGCACCTTTAGATTACGCAGCACAAGGTCGTGCAGTTACAACAAATGATTACAAAACATTTGTAAGAAAACTTTTTGCAAATGCTCAAGCGGTTTCTGTTTGGGGTGGGGAAGATGGAAGTTATGATACAAGTACAGGTGTAAGTTCTACACCAGAGTATGGTAAGGTTTTCATTTCAATAAAGTCTACTACTGGAAATAGTTTAACTGATGTACAGAAATCAAATTTGGTTGCTGGATTATCTCCATACAAAGTGGGTTCTATTACTCCTGTAATCGTTGACGCAGAAACAACCTTTGTTATTTTAAATACAACAGTTCAGTATGATTCAAGTGCAACCACTTATAGTGCAACTGAATTAGCCACTAGAGTAACTAATGTTATTTCATCTTACAATACATCAGACCTACAAACTTTTAATGCACCATTCAGACATTCAAAGTTATTAGGACTCATTGATAATACAGACAGTTCTATTTTGAATAATACAACAACAGTTATCATGGCCAAATATATTGTACCAACAGTAAATGTTTCGACTTCTTATATCTTGAATTTTAATAATGCATTTTATTATCCACACGCAGGACATAATAAAGATAATGGTGGTGTCATTTCTTCAACAGGATTCTCAATGAGTTCTATTGATTCAACAAAAGAATATTTCTTAGATGATGATGGTTCTGGTAATCTCAGAATATATTCTTTAGTTGCTGGTACAAGAGTTTATTCTAATCTTAATGCTGGAGCAGTAGATTATACAAATGGAAAAATAACACTAAACCCAATTATGATTTCTGCTATATCTAATGTTGATGGTGTGGTTTCTACACAGATTCGCGTTACTGTAATTCCAAACTCATATGATGTTATTCCTGTACGAAATCAAATTCTTGAACTTGATACTGTGAACTCTACAGTTGTTGCTGGAATTGATGCTACTGCCTCAACTGGCATTGGTTATACAACAACTACTACAGGCGGAACAACAACGACAACAGTGACTTCAACGTCATCTACCTCGTCACCATCGGCGTACTAATAAATGTCAAAGAATATTTCAAAATTTACTACGAAGGTTTCTCCTCTTATTGAAGGACAAGTGCCTGACTTTGTTCAAGCAGACCATCCAGTATTTGTAGATTTTGTAAAAGATTATTTTCAATTTCTGGAAGCAGGCAGATTAACTCTTACTGCCAATGTAGATTATATTTCACAAGAAACAAATACTGTTTCATATATTTTAGAAGAAACTGGTGATAGGATTGTTACTGAACTTGGAGCTGGTACTCTAGGTCATTTTGTAGCTGGTGAAACTATTACTGGTGGTACTTCAAAAGTAACCGCAAAAGTTCTGGTTGATGATTCTAGAAACTCGTATCTTTATGTCACAGGACAACAACAATTTATAACTGGTGAAACAGTAACAGGTGGAACATCTGGTTCTAATGGTACTGTTGATTCGTATCAAGCAAACCCAATTCAAAGTATCCAACAGATGTTGGAATATGCAAACGTAGATAATACTCTTTACGAGTTCTTGGATAATATGCGTGATGAGTTCATGCAAGCAATTCCTGAGACTCTTGCGTCTGGTGTTAATAAAAGAAATCTAATTAAAAACATTAAAGACCTCTATTCTGCCAAAGGAACATCAGAGGGCCACAAACTCTTTATGCGTATGTTGTTAGGTGAAGACTCTGAAATTTTCTATCCTAACATTTATGTAATGAAACCTTCTGCTGGTATCTGGCAATCATCATCTGTTATTAGAGCAACTGCTGTTGGTTCTTCTGTAGGATCTGAAATTACTAATCAATTAATTACTGGTGCAACTTCTGGTGCTACTGCGATTGTAGAAAAGTCTGTTACTAGAATAGAATCTAATGCGACATACAATGATTCTGTTATTGAGTTTACTGTTGAAAATGTTATAGGAACATTTAGTGATGGAGAAATCATATCTGGTCTTTCCACAGAAAAAGATGTTGAAATTTCATTTACAGTATTGGGTATTGTTTCTGATACTGCGGTAACAAATGATGGTATACTTTATACTGATGGCGAAACTGTTAATGTAGAAGCGATTGGTAATGATTTTGCAGATGTTGTTGTTGATGGTATTAACACTGGTTCCGTAAGTGAACTCATTGTAGAAACCGCTGGTACAGAATATGAAGTAGGTGATGTTGTTACATTTACCAAGAACGCAGCTGACACAGATGTTAAAGAAGCCTCTGGTATTGTAAGTATGGTTGGTGGCGGTATTCTCCAAGAATCTGGTTCAGATACTATCACACTTGAGGATAGATCGGAAGAGCGTCGTGTAGGGAATGAGGGCAGATCTGGGTGGTGGAGGTGTGATGAAAACGAAGAGGAAATACAAAAGTGGTGTAGGGAA